TCCAAAAATACCCCCGGAGGGACTTTTCCAGCAAACATTCTATTCCTAACCGGGGTTTAAGTCCTGAGGAACTATCATCAAAGTGATGGTAAGATGGTTCAAAGTCCGAACAAAAACTTGAGGGGTACTGGTTTTAAGGCCATAAAAGGGAGGAGGTCGTGTGCCTGCTAGAAGAAGGAACCTGAAACTCGCCGAAACTAACCACAGACCTGCGACAACTCCCGAAGGACGAGAGAATGAGATGGTTTCTTTGGCTCATGATCTTGCCGAAGAACAAATTCGTGCGGGAACAGCATCGTCTCAGGTCATCACACACTTCTTGAAGCTCGGTTCGACTCGTGAACGGCTTGAACAACAGCGTCTCGAGCATGAGAACGAGTTGACAAAGGTAAAGATCGAAGCTATCGAGTCTCAGAAGCGTGTGGAAGAGCTTTACATGCAAGCACTCACGGCTATGAGGTCTTATGCAGGGGATGTGCCAGCTCCGGATGAAGAATAGATCTTATTCCGAGTTGAGGCAGCTGGACACATTTGAAGAGCGCTTCAGGTATTTGAAGCTGAAGGGAATTCTTGGCTTCGTTACCTTTGGCTTCGATCGATGGATTAACCAACGTTTTTACAAGTCTCAGGAATGGCAACACGTTAGAAATGAGGTCATAACTCGTGACAATGGATGTGATCTCGGGATTCCTGGTTACGAAATCTATTCCGAACTGATGGTTCATCACATGAATCCATTGGAAATGGAAAACATCAAACATGGAGAAAATTGGATCATAGATCCGGAGTTTCTCATAACTACGACACTCAGAACCCATAATGCCATTCACTATGGGAATGAAAACCTACTGGCTCGAGGTCCTATTGCAAGAAAGTCAGGTGATACAAAGCTCTGGTAGGAGAAAACATGGAACAGCTTTTGGAAGAGGGGTCATGAATATTGACATCGTTGCTCCTTATGCCAAGGCCTTTATCGCATCTATCGTCTCGTTTCTGACTGCGCTTTCGACCGCTTTGGCCGATGGAAGTATCAATGGTCAGGAATGGGTCACGGCATTGATCGCTCTTTTCGTAGGATTCGGAGCTGTCTTTGCCATTCCTAACAGGCCGCCCTTCGTTCCTGAACAGGATCCAAACAAGGGGACATAAATGTGCTTGCTGTTATCGAGTTTGGCACTCTATTGCTCGGAATCGCTGGCGTACTCACTGCGATAGGAGGCATTATGTCTTCGATCCTGGGGATCAAAGCGGGGCATAGAGAGGCTGAGAAGAAAGCAGCGGAGGCAAAAATTGAAGCTGATGAAAAATGTTTTGAGCGATTACTTTCTGCGCAACGAACCGCTGAAGAACTTTCATCAGAGCTTTATAAGATGAGACTTCGTTGGCATGAAACGGAGGTCGACGAAGAATGAAAAAGCCAGACAAGCTGACAGCATTCATAATCGCAACAGCGATTCTTTGTGCTTCGGCTGGTGGTCTAGGTACGGCTTTTGCCTTTACGTCTAGTGATACGACTCCAGCAGGAACGGTTACTATCAATGTTGGTACAGGCCCAACCGGCCCGCGTGGAGAAGTTGGTCCAAAGGGCGAAAAAGGTGATCCAGGTCCAGCAGGAGCTATTGGACCAAAAGGTGACATTGGCCCGCAAGGACCTATTGGACCTAAAGGTGAAAAAGGTGATGTAGGGCCGCAAGGTCCAGCTGGAGCAGCAGGAGGAGGTCCTTGTGAAGGCGCTCCCGTTGATTATTCACCTGGATTCTTGGTGATTAATGCACCTGGAGGGCAGGTTAAGCTTTGGACTTGTCTTGCGCCAAAATAATTAGAGAAAGGCCGTGATGAGTGAGCCAATGGCTGCACCGACATGGGATTATCAAAGTGCATATCCTGGCGGACCTATGGTTGGACCTGAAATGCCGCATCCAAGTTATCCACCTGATGCTGCGCCAGGACACACTCCCACCAAGAACAGTAAAGCGCATAAAGCTTACAAACGGGGTCTGTGCAGAGGTGGCAGGTGGGGAGATTGGACACCAGACAAATGGGACGAGGCGTTTTCAAATCAGTTCTCTCATGGTAAGACTGGTGGAAATGTAAAAGATTCTGGGATCGGGGGATTCCAACGTCAGATGAAGATCCAACCTACGGGCTGGGTGGGTAAAGATACGTACAACGCGATGCGTTCTGCGCGCATTCCTACTGGACTTCCTAATGCAGGTCAACCGTTGTTCGATTCGGTCTGTGTCGATCTACTCAAGCAGGCAGTCAAGGATTTTTCGCAACCAGATACACCGTCTCAGCCGGTAAAAACTATTCGTCAACTAGCACTAGCAGAATCGGTCAAGTGGCTCGGCACCAAAGAGAGTCCATTTGGTTCGAATAGATGCAAGTTCTCGGATTGGTATGGGATGGTTGGGCCTTGGTGCGCGATGTTTGCTACTTACTGCTTTGAAACTGCTGCGCAAAACGTGGGGAAAGATTCTCCGTCATTTGTACGCGGTATCTATTACGCCTATGTACCGTATATTCTCAATGATGCTCGAGTCAAAACCCGGGGTCTATCTGTAACAACCAGCCCGCAGCCGGGAGACTTGGTGCTTTACGATTGGAATCGTAACTATGTTCCAGATCATGTAGGTATCTTCGAGAGTGGTAACAGCACAACGTGGGTAGCTATCGAGGGTAACACATCTATGGGTAACAATTCCAATGGTGGCGAAGTAATGCGCCGTAATCGGAAAGCTACAGATGGTTTGATTACGTTCGTACGAGTGGATGAACCAAAATAAACACGACTAAGAAAGGAAGACTAATAATGACCACACCGATGGAGCCTGGCCAGCCTGATCCACAGCCTGCACCGGACGAAGATCCCAACGCAAATCCGGAAGAGGGCGAGAAGTACGACGGCGGGGATATTCCTCAGGCAGAGCCCGACACCGAGAGCGACGAAAGCCAGAGCACCGAATAATTAACTATTAGAAGTGGGTGAATTACATGGAAACGAGTATTCTCACTAATACCAAGAAAATTCTTGGAATTGCCGAAGATTATACTGTGTTTGATCTCGATATCATCACCCATATCAACAGCGCATTTTCTACTCTCACCCAATTGGGTGTTGGACCGCCCGAGGGATTCATGATCACTGATGCGACTGAGGTTTGGGATGATTTCGTAGCTAATGATTTTCAATATAATCCTGTGAAATCTTACGTTTTTCTTCGGGTTCGGCAGCTTTTCGATCCCCCGTCGACATCATATCTGATTGCGGCAGTAGAAAAGCAAATTCAAGAACTCGAATGGCGTCTTAATGTTTATCGGGAGGGTTTGGACTGGGTTGATCCAGATCCTCCTCCAGCTTACCCTGATTATCCAGATGGTCCGTATGGCGAAGCCGCTTAGGGAGGTAAAATGAGCGAGGAAGCACAAGAAGAGACGCAGGAGAAGAAGAGAGAGACCGATCAGGAAGAAAGAGATCGGAAAGATCGTGAAATCGCCGAGGAGAACCGGGCTCGTCAAGTGAGACTCGGGGTTGTTTCGGAGACATCCGAAGAGGAGCCTCAGCAGCAGTCCGAAGAGGCACCTCAGAAGGAAGAAGCTCCACCAGCTCCGCAAGCAAAGACGTAAAATGAAACCCTCCGAGGTCGTAGAGAGGGCTCTTTCTCATGTTTCGGAGAAGCCGTGGAGCGATTATACGAAATCGGACTACACTATTGAGCAGTGGCATGCTGCGTGCTTGATTCATTTACACGATGGCCCACCGACTTCAAAAAGTGAATGTAAATTACCGGTCAAAACACCTAACGGCGCATTGAATAGGAATGGTGTGCATGCAGCAGCTGCTGCTCTGGCTGGAGCTCGATCTCCACTCAAGGCTCCTCCCGAACAGAAGACTAAAGCAGCCAGTGCTTTACGAAGGTACTACGCTCAACTGGGAGAAACTCCTCCTGATTCATTGAAACAATCAGCTTTGTCTCATCAAAGCGCTAGTACTAATAGCTTGGTGATCGTAGCGATCCCAATAGAAGACGATTATGTCAATAAGATCTCCAGTGAGAAAGTTCCACATCTGACACTCCTGTTTCTCGGAGAAGATGTAACCCAGGTGAAGAATCTTGCTAAGATCATGGACTTTACCAAGCATGCTGCAGATACATCGCTCAAGCGCTTCTCTTTACAAGTCGATCGTCGCGAAACATTGGGTCCTGACGAAGCTGACACCTTGATTTTTTCGAAAGGTAAGTGGAGCGGATTCAATGAGATAAACGATTACCGATCGTATCTGCTCAAAGATGACAATATTCGAATTGCCTATGAATCAGCGACTCAATTTCCTGAATGGATCCCTCATATTACTCTTGGTTATCCAGACACACCTGCCAATCCCGATAATCGAGACTATCCAGGGATTCCTTATGTAAATTTTGACAAGATTGCGGTTTGGTTCGGGGACTATGAAGGGATCGAGTTTCCTTTGAGATCCTACGATTGGGAAACAGACATGGCAATGAGTACTTCTGAAATTGTGGAAAAAGCTCTTACTCATCACGGTGTTTTAGGAATGAAATGGGGTCATCGTAGCGCTCGAAGTACGAGTAGTACAGGAAGTAGAAGTCCAAGCAGAGCCGAGCGTCGTCACCAAAAGAGAGTCGCCAAGTTAGATAAAAAATTCGAGAAAATGGGTACAAGTAAAAGTGCACAATACGAAATAAAAAGACAAATGCATAACACTATTGCGCCTCTTGTGCAATCTAAAGTTTATCAGATGAATGTCAAACCGGAATACGCTAAAGCTGCTGCGGATGGAAAGCTTAAAAATCCAAATGATCCGGTTGCAAAGAAGTATGTAAAAGAGTATAACAAGATGTACATCGATACGATGAATGATGTCTTAAAAGGTTATACCAATGCTTCTGGAACCAGAGTTGCTAGAGCTCATCTGAATTCAGAATCATTCAATGGGTTTGATATTCGTATCGAAAATGCTTCTAGGGTAAAGCATGCTGATGAGACAATGATTCTCAAGATCCAGTACGTTAAAGATGACAAAGGTCGGATCGTCAAGGTCGAGATGGTACCAGATGATATGGCACAAAGTGCTATTGATAATATTCTAGAACATCACGGCGTCAAAGGTATGAAGTGGGGTGTTCGTCGGAAGGCTACCGTCGGTGCACAAGAAGTTATTGTCAGTGACAAGAGGAAGAAGATCAAGACTTCTGGTGGGGCAGGTCATCCGGCACACCCAGATGCAATTCGTGTACGTAGAACTGGTCAAATCGCGAAGAAGAGCGGAGTCAAGGCTCTCTCTGACAAAGAACTGCAGGATTATGCCAAGCGATTGCAGCTAGAGCAAAACGTCAAGCGTCTTTCCTATCATGATAAACCTGCAGCGCAAAGAATGGTGCTGAAAATTCTTGGACAAACAGGTCAGCAGACAGCTCAAAACGCAGCTAATGAAGTTGCATCGCAACATGTCAAGAAAGCTTTGGTCAAAGCTGCACTTGTAGCTGCTTAGGAATGGGGGTCAGTGTGAGTCATGTCCAAAGTTATTCGCACAATTCCTGTTCCTCGAGGAATGAGTCCTGAACAAGCATGGGAAATGATTCAACGTGGAGAGAAACTGAAAGATCCTCGTCCACGTTGGGCGAACATAGAGACTGATGAGAAAGGACGTTTCCTACATTTACTGGAAGTAGACAATGATGATGACTAATGAGTCTCTCTAATACGGCAGTTCCGATTTATTACGGACAATTCCGTGATGCAGTTCTCCGTGGTGAGATTCCAGTAAACCGTGAAATCTCCATGGAGATGAATCGGATCGATTCGCTCATTGCTAACCCTAACATTTACTACGACGACCAAGCAGTAGAAGGATTTATTAGATATTGTGAAGGTGAGCTGACTCTAACTGATGGCTCAGACCTTCATCTTCTCGAGTCTTTCAAACTATGGTCCGAGCAAATCTTCGGATGGTACTACTTCGTCGAGCGAAGTGTATACGTGCCTACCAGAGAGAACCATGGTGGTCATTACGAGAAGAAACTGATCAAGAAACGTCTTGTTCTTAAACAGTATCTAATAGTGGCTCGTGGTGCGGCCAAGTCGATGTACGCTTCGTTGATTCAGAGCTACTTCTTGAACGTGGATACTTCCACTACGCATCAAGTCACCACGGCTCCGACGATGAAACAGGCTGACGAGGTCATGTCTCCTTTCCGTACGGCTATCACGCGCGCACGCGGACCTTTGTTCCAGTTCCTGACGGAAGGATCGCTTCAGAATACGACAGGATCCAGAGCTAATCGCGTGAAGTTGGCGGCGACGAAGAAAGGTATCGAGAACTTTCTTACCGGCTCGTTGCTCGAGGTTCGCCCAATGGCCATCAACAAGCTCCAAGGTCTTCGTCCGAAGATCTCTACTATCGACGAGTGGCTCTCGGGCGATCTTCGAGAGGACGTTGTCGGTGCTGTTGAGCAGGGAGCGTCCAAGCTGGAGGACTATCTAATCGTAGCCATCAGCTCAGAGGGAACTGTCCGAGCCGGTTCAGGTGACACCATCAAAATGGAGCTAGCAGACATCCTTAAGGGTGAGTATCTGGCGCCTCATGTCTCTATCTGGCACTACAAGCTCGACGAGATCGAGGAAGTTGCCAATCCGGCAATGTGGGTCAAGGCTAATCCGAATTTAGGAGCTACGGTTTCCTATGAGACGTATCAGCTTGATGTTGAGCGGGCCGAAAAGGCTCCAGCTTCTCGAAATGACATTCTCGCGAAACGTTTTGGGATTCCAATGGAAGGCTATACCTACTTCTTCACCTATGAAGAAACCCTTCCTCATCGTAGTAGAGAATTTTGGCAGATGCCGTGTTCCCTCGGAGCGGACCTATCTCAAGGGGACGATTTCTGTGCATTCACTTTCCTGTTCCCATTGGGTCGTGAGAAGTATGGGATAAAAACTCGCAGCTATATCACTGAACTTACTTTGATGAAGCTTCCTGCCGCCATGCGACAGAAGTACGAAGAGTTCATCAATGAGGGCAGTCTTCATGTGATGCCGGGAAATATTCTCGACATGATGGAGGTCTACGAGGATCTCGATCGTTTCATCCAGACTTCCGAATACGATGTTCGTTCTCTCGGTTACGACCCATACAATGCGAAAGAGTTCGTAGCTCGCTGGGAAGGAGAGAACGGACCATTCGGAATAGTGAAAGTGATCCAGGGAGCAAAGACTGAATCGGTACCTCTGGGTGAGCTCAAGATCTTGAGTGAGGAGAGACTTCTCATCTTTGATCAAGCGCTCATGTCCTTTGCGATGGGTAATGCTATTACTCTGGAAGATACCAACGGAAATCGTAAGCTTTTGAAAAGGCGTCAAGACGAGAAGATCGACAATGTCTCAGCTCTCATGGATGCTTGGATTGCATACAAGCAGAACAAGGAGGCATTCGAATGATGCCAGCCAACCGTGCAGGCCTTTTAGGTGAGCTTGCATTGGTTACGATCGCGGTCTGTCTTATCATTGCTCTCATCTTTGGTTGGGGTAATTAGAAGGGAGGTTAAGTGGTGAAAATTGGCGCGGCGTTGAAGCATGCATGGAACGTGTTTGCCAACCAGGAAGATCGACTCAAATCTCAGCCGTTTTATTATGGCGGAAGTTTTTACGGAAGACCGGATCGTACGAGACTTCGAGTTCCTAACGAACGTTCCATTATCTCTTCGATCTATACGCGTCTTAGTATTGATGTAGCCTCCGTCGACATGCGTCATGTGAGAAACGATGATCAGAATCGGTATCTCGAAGACATTGACAGCGGCCTTAATAACTGTTTGACTGTCGAAGCCAATATTGATCAAGCTGCGCGCGCGTTCAGACAAGATGTCGCTCTGACACTTTTTGATAAAGGCGTTGCAGCGCTTGTTCCTGTTGATACTTCGATCAATCCAATAGAGTCTGGTGGCTACGATATTTTGACACTTCGTGTTGGTGAGATTGTTATGTGGTATCCCCAACATGTACGTGTCAATGTGTACAACGAGGCGACAGGGCTACGTGAAGAAATCACTTTGAACAAAAGTGTCGTGGCCATTATCGAGAATCCGTTGTACTCTGTTATGAACTCTCCAAACTCTACTCTTCAACGTCTTCTGTACAAGCTTCTTCTCTTGGACAACGTTGACGAGCAAGTTGCGTCGGGAAAACTCGACATCATTATTCAGCTTCCATATGTGATCAAGTCAGAAGCTCGCAGACAGCAGGCAGAACAACGCCGCTCTGACATCGAGTTTCAACTTAAAGGTAGCCAATACGGTATTGCTTATACAGACGGAACCGAGAAGATCACGCAGCTGAATCGTCCGGCCGAGAACAATCTGCTGAGTCAAGTCCAGTACTTGGTAGACATGCTCTATGGGCAACTCGGTCTTACGCCAGAAGTTATGAACGGTACAGCTGACGAGAAAACTATGTTGAATTATTGGAACCGTACGGTAGAGCCTATTCTTACAGCGATCGTAGAATCTATGCGGCGTACCTTCCTGACCAAAACCGCTCGAACCCAAAAGCAATCAATTATGTTCTTTCGAGATCCGTTTCGGTTGGTTCCGATTGCGAGTATCGCAGAGATTGCTGACAAGTTTACACGTAATGAGATCATGACGTCGAATGAGATGCGGCAGGTTGTTGGCCTAGCCCCCCACAAAGATCCGAAAGCCGATCTATTGTTGAACAGCAACATGCCTGTAGCCAAAGCGACGCCTGACACTGTTCTGAATGGACGAGCCTTGGTCGTTGATCCAAGATTAAGGAAGGACGTTCAAAATGGGAGTAGAGGCTAAGCCTGACTTCAGTGGTTATGCCACTAAGGCTGGTCTTAAGTGCTCAGATGGACGGACCATCATGCCGGACGCCTTTAAGCATCAGGATAAGGCTACCGTTCCGTTGGTCTGGCAGCATGTGCACAACGAACCCAGCAACGTGCTCGGCTATGCAACTCTCGAGCACCGTGAAGACGGCGTTTATGCCTACGGATTCTTCAACGAGACCGAACATGGTAAGAACGCCAAGACTCTAGTGGAGCATGGAGACATCAAGTCTCTTTCCATCTATGCAAACCAGCTCACCGAGAAGTCGAAGCAGGTCATTCATGGCTTCATTCGTGAGCTGAGCCTCGTACTGTCTGGAGCCAATCCCGGCGCACTCATCGACAATATCTCCATTGCTCATGCTGATGGTGATGTGGTCACTCTCGAGGATGAGGCAGTGATCTATACCGGGTTGGAACTCGAGCATGCGGATGGATCGTCATCGAGTTCTACAGATTCCACGAGCTCTACGGATTCCACGGATTCGACCGACAATTCTCCCACTATTCAAGAAGTCTATGACTCGATGACTCCCGAACAGCAGGAAGTCGTCCATTATATGATCGGCGTCGCTCTTGAAAGCTCTGCTCAGGATTCTCAAGCTGCTTCACATTCCAGTGACGAGTCAAAGCAAGAAGAGCAGAAGGTAGAAGTAGAGAATTCTGATGAAAAGTCAGACGCAGCATTAGTCCATCAGCAAGATGATAAAAGTGAAGAGGAAGGACGACGCATGACTCGTAATGTCTTCGAGGAGCAGAGCGGAGGCAAGAACAAGGACGACGAAAACGTTCTCTCTCATGATGCCGTCAAGGAAATCGTCTCCGAAGCTCACAGAAGCGGCTCCCTGAAAGAGGCCGTCGAGGCATACGCCCTCAAGCACGGCATCGAGAACATCGAAACACTCTTTCCCGACGCCAAGGCCATCACAGACACCCCCGACTTCGACAGTCGGAGAGTCGAGTGGGTCTCTGGTGTCATCACCGGAACAAGGCACTCACCCTTCTCCCGCATCAAGTCCATCGTCGCCGACATCACCCTCGACGAGGCGCGGGCAAAGGGCTACGTGAAGGGATCGCTGAAGAAGGAAGAGTGGTTCAGCGTCTCGAAGCGTGTCACGACTCCGAGCACGGTCTACAAGAAGCAGAAGCTCGATCGTGACGATATCATCGACATCACCGATTTCGATGTCGTGGTCTGGCTCAAGGCCGAGATGCGCCTCATGCTCGACGAGGAGCTCGCTCGTGCTGTTCTGATCGGCGACGGTCGCGATGTTGCCGATGACGACAAGATCAAGGATCCTGCAGGAGTCTCCGATGGTGCGGGTATCCGCTCGATCCTCAACGATCACGATCTCTATGCGGCAACGGTCTTCATCGACGACAGTGGCACTACGTCCGATGTCGTCGACGGGATCATCGGAGCCATGGGGTTCTACAAGGGATCGGGTTCTCCGACCATGTACACCACTTTGCCCATGCTGACTTCCCTTCTGCTCACTCGGGATACCATGGGTCATCGCCTCTGGAAGACTCCGGCAGAGCTTGCGTCGGAGATGGGGGTCTCGTCGATCGTCACTGTCGAGCCCATGGAGACCGAGCAGGATCTCATCGGTATCGTTGTGAATCTGAAGGACTACACGATCGGTGCCGACAAGGGTGGAGAGATCAACTTCTTCGACGACTTCGACATCGACTACAACCAGTACAAGTACCTCTTGGAGACTCGTGTCTCAGGCGCTCTCACGAAGATGCGTTCGGCCCTGGTCATCAGAAGGGCGGCAGCTGGATCCTCGCTGGTCACTCCTGCGAAGCCTACCTTCGACGGAACAACCGTAACCGTGGCCACCACGACGGGCGTCACGTACAGGAACAAGTCTACCGGAGCAACGCTTACCACGGCATCTCCGACCTCGCTTGCCAACGGTGAGTCTCTTACAGTGGAGGCCGTGCCAAGTGGCAGCCAGTACTACTTCGCTAACAACGTTCAGGACGAGTGGACTTTCACGAACCGGTCTTAAGGTAGGTCCTCTATGGCAAGATTCTTCGGTCGTATTGGCTACGGGACGTCAATAGAAGCAGCTCCTGGCGTATGGGTCGATGAAATTGTTGAACGTTCTTACTATGGAGACGTTATTCGCAATGCGAGAAATCTTCGTCAAGGAGACACGCTCAATTTCGATCTCAACGTACAAAATTCCATCAG